TTTTATAGGTAAGTCAGTGTCTGATGGTTATGATAACAAGTATCAGTACTCTATACAACGTGGTCAACAATATGATCTTGGGCTTGAAGAAAAACTTCAAAAAGCTATAGAAAATAATAATCAATCACAGATAGATGATTATCAACGTAGGATAGCTAATGAAAAGAATAGAGTTCTTGGAAAAAGAGATACTACTATGGTTTATGCGTGGAAAAATAGAGAAACTGGTTCAGCTTTTAGAGATCGTGATGGTCAATTAATCCCAGGAGATTGGGCTTACGGAGGAGCACCTGTTGTTCCTATACAAGCTGTGGATGCTGCTACTGTTACAAAAAGTGTTACTGGAAAATCTTGGCAATCTTTAATGAAAGCATCTCAAGGATACCCTTTCATACATACAATCTATGATGCATTTAAAGTGGATGCTAACGGATATGATGTTGTTCTCAGAGAAGTTAATACTAACTGGATGAAGATTAATAATGATTGGAATTATTTAGAAGAAGCTTTAAAATCTTTAGAGAAATCTGAAGCTGAGTTTAAAGAGATGACCAAAGACATGAAAGATTCTGATGTTCTTAGCCCAAGTCAAAGTGCTTATATGAATTGGATGTTAACTTTACAAGATCCTGTAGCTAATGATGAAGCTAATCTGTCAGATGAAGAAATAAAAGCATTGGAAAAATTAAGTAAAGATGAAGATCCAGAAAAAGTTCTTTCTAATTTTAGAAATCGAATGATTAAATTTAATCCTAGTTTAAAATCAGACAGTGCAACTAAGTCTTATCCAATAATAGATATTGAAAAAACTTTAATTGAACGTATGCGTAGAGTTGGTTATGATGTTTTTAATCCACCAAGTCAACCTACTTTTAGACAATTAAAAGAATTTAAATCAATAGTTCAAACTAATTCGGCTATTAAAGAAAGACTTAAAAGAGCAATATATAAAACTAATAAGAAGAAAAGTGAATTGAATAAGTTAATGCGACAAGAATCAGAACTTATGTATACTGATCCTCAAGGATATACTTACCCTCTTCAATACTACACACACTAAAAAATAACCCCCAAGAGAACCACTATGGTTTCCTTGGGGGTTTTTAATTTTTATTTAAGCATACCTCTTTTAGCAAGAAGTGTTTTGTATTCTTTTATTTGATCTTGTTTACGTGCCTTAGCTTGTTTCTCATCTATTACATTATTAGCAAGATCTTCGGCAATACCTATGTCTATTATCCTAGGCATAAGTTCTGGAGTATAAGCCAGACTTTCATCTAAGGTTGTGTTAGTTAATGAGTTAGTGTTCCAATCATTGATAAACTCATCATCATCAACTTGCACACCTCTTAATGCTAAGTGGTTATACGATTTACGCGAAGAAGTAATCACTGTTTTCAATCTCCTTTATATCTAAGTTGCCAAGTGTGGGTTGTTCCACATCATCTTCAGCATCTGTTATGAAGTTACGTATNACTTCAAAATAATTATCACAGTCATACATACGTATGAACACTTGTTTAGTTAAGCTTAGTAGTTTATCTACATCACTTGCATGGGTACTGAAGCTATCATGTACGGCTGCAAAGCAACCATCCCAACTAGACACTACGAGAGCCATATGACTAGCATCCATAGAATGAATGTAGTTAGGTGACATTCCACACACAAACCCTCTACGATCAGGCATACGTGTAGGTACTAGGGCTACGTGGGTTACTTGACCTGTCTTATTACCATAGCCTTTGATACGTCCTCTAGCTTTCCTGTCTTGCATTATCCATTTCTCATAGACAACATTGAAACCTGAAGGAGTACCCCATACTATTTTATCCACACCCTTACCATGTTTAAGGTTTGTTGTGAATTCTTTTAGTTTAATAACAGTATCATTGAGTTCTATAAGATCATCATCAGTCTTGAAGTTCTTCTTCATTAACTCATCACGTTTTTGTGACAACTCTCTGTACTCTCCATTAGCTTCGTAACCATCTAGGTCTACTTTAACATGGGTTCCTAGTTGGTACATAGCTAAGTCTTGCAAGTAACGCATAGTAGATAGGGGGCCAGGACATACCTTATCGATAGCTTTTATGAGAAGCTTTGATAGTTTAGTACAATCGTCCTGTGTTATCCCATACTCTGTGTGGTAGTCTTCAGACTTACAATCAAAGAACATATTCTCAGCGATCTTCTTAGAACCTGCTGAGTATGCCCTAGTCATTGAGCCACGTTTAGATATGCCTTTGCGTATACTTTTCATAGGCATACTTGCTAAGATAGATTTTAATCTGTCATCTTTACAGATGTTAATCATCTCTTTAGCAGTTTGAACATAGAAATCTTTCTGTATTTCTCCAGGAATTAGACCTACTAGATCTCCTGTTTGTTCATCTTTTGAGATAGCACCTAAGTGTTGCCATCCATTGTTACTACCATCAATAGGTATAGGCAGTGAAGTCATGTGTATCCTGTTGTCTTTGAATGCACAGTCAAACTCATACCATTCAACACAAGCAGCAAGGAAAGATACTTTCTTCTCTGCATCGTTAGAGAACTGTAAGTTCATACCTGCATCAACTATCTCTTCCATGTACTGATTAGTCCACTCAATGCGATCTTCTAGTGTCATTTTGTCAACAGATATATTATCTAATCCCTCACTTTCAAGGTGAGTTCTATAGTCTGCTGTACACCAATCAGGTATCTCATCAAGTCCATAAGACATATTAAATACGGATGCAGTGTGTATTGCTAACCACTGTAGTCCACCTTCAGTCATTGGCTTTGAATGATAAAACTTAAACAATCCCCTAGCTAGATCAGACCCTTGGAAGTTCATAAAACTTTCACAGTAATACAATCTACTTCTGTAGTCTGCATCTATATACTGATAGAACTTCTCTAGCTCTGATAACTTACGTGCTTTCTCTGATATAAAAGCCCACTCTACCATCTTACTTCTACGTTTAAGTTCTTTGGCATCGTTATCTAGTACAGGTTCTTGAGATACAAACAGATCTTTGTTAGCTACCATAGCCTCAAATACAGGAGTATTAATTTTCCATTCTGTTTGTTGCAATTTATTTATTGCTTGTACCCAAGGGGCATAGGGATCTAAGTAGTCTCCTTCTAAGCTACCTTTAATTACTGGTCTGTTTACACCATTAATATTTTGAAACATCTTATTGATATCTTTAGGTTTCTTTGTTGTAGTTGCAGCTAATGGAAAGCTATCTCCCCTATCTGGAATGACACCAAGTTCATACCAACGAGGAGAAGCTGACACAACATGACAACTGTTTCTTGTTTTAGCATACGATAAGTCTATGAACTTTAAATTATATAAAGCTTCTATGAACAAATCACCTATAGATACCTGAGAGCCCCAAGGTAGGGGCTCCCTATCTAACTCTTTACCAACACTTTGACCTATCTTGGTAGACGCATTGGTCAATGTTGTAGTCCCTGCTGGACTAGAACTAGTGTCTTTTGTAAATTGCATCTGTAGTATTGAGATGCTTTTAAGAACGTACTCTTCCATACGTTCACTATAGTTAACTGATAGCCTCAGTAAGAGCCCTGCAAGATGGGGTCTTCTACGTGCTGGACTAACAGCATCTACCCTAGTTACAAGGTAGTCAACTATCTCTTGGAGTGCTGACATATATTCTCCTATGTGGTTATATAATCAAATCCTTCTTGTATTTCAACAAGTCTTGTAGTGTTAGGGTCATATGATGCAGACCCAGCATCCCCAGTTTTACCTGTGAACCTAGACTTAAGTACTCTAAATGTAACTGTGTTACGTTCATAGTCATCTTCTGCTACTAGGTTCCTAGAGAATGCAATGATATCAAATGAGATCTGTTTGATAGAACCAGACCCTTTAATGTCATCTATGGATGCAATGTTACCATCCTCAAAGGCTCTACCACCCTGTGCCTTACGCAAGTGTGAGATCAAACCTAGCCATATGTTATGTCGTTTGACTATCTTAAGTAAGTCTGACATGAACTTGTCAATAGCTTCATTACCTGTCAGTCCATCATTACCTTCTGACACAGCAATAGTGATGTGGTCTAGTACAAGATACTTACAACCCATAAGAGCCATGTATTCTATCTTATCTACTAGGCTATCATCACCTACAGAACCTTGATGATCTAAGAGGACGAGTCTTTCATCTCCAAATACTTTATCAAAACCCTGTCTAAGCTCGTTTTCTGATGGCTGTGAATCCTCATTAAGAGGTTTCTTGATTGCCATACCGATAAACTTCTCTGCCGTGTCTCCAACGCTCTCCTCCAAACTGATAAGCCCAATCCTATCATCGGTCTTTGATAAGAGATCCAAGATAATCTCTTTGATAACAGTAGATTTACCACTACCAGTTCCAGAAGTGAATAGAGTAATCTCACCATGTCTAATCCCCTTTAGCTTTGCGTTCAAACCACTGAGGCATTTAGGGTATGGAACACATTCTACATTTTGACGTTGCATAAATTGATCCCAGATAGGTTGACCAGTAACGATACCTGATGGGTTCCAACTCTGTGCATTCCATATGCATTCTATCAGTGTCTTCCAACCATGCTTTGTTAGTGTATCATTAGCGTCATTCTCTGGGAGCTTTGCGACCTTTGCTTTTCCTGGTTTGATCATCTTACCTAGGAAGTTTGTCATCTTCTGACCAGCCTCATCTTGATCCATCATAATTATAACAGTCTTGAATGAGTTTATCCAATCCCTTTGAGCCAAAGCACAAGAGGTAGAAGAAGAGAAGGCACACCGACAACAGAATAACTACGTCCGTATTTCTCTCTGTACGCTTGGGCAACTGACATGGTGTCGATTGCACCCTCACAGATGACCAACGTAAATCCTGAAGTTGCTTGTCTTTGTCCAAATAATTCGACATTCTTAAAGTCTCCATAAGTTCTAAAGGTCTTTGGTAACTTACGTTCTTGGTAGGCTGCAATGTTACCATCAACTGTCCAAGGATAGTAGTGTGCTTCTGGTTTCCCATTCACATCTACAGACATTTTAACATCGAAGTAGTCTACAACTTCTTGTGATATTCCACGAGAAGTCAGAGGATAACTTCGATACTCTTTTATATCTTCAAGTAGAGGATCAAACATATTATCCACTACATTATCATCGTCTATTAGATCATTCATTGTGTTACTACTTTCTTTAAATACTGTTTTCCCACATGAGAAACAGTGTGTTCTTGGATTATCATCATTGTATATATGGTTTGCATCAGAGCTACCACAACTTTCACAATTTGTCTTCACCAGAAATCCCTTTCTTCTTTTATATCTCTATTGTTGTTACGTTTCTTTCGAGTCTTCGAGTGCTTTGAATCCCACTTCAAGTTCTTTTGTTTCTGAAATTCTAACCCAGAGGTACTCTCCTCCTCGCTTGACTCGATCTCTTTGTAAGATGATACCTTGGACAGTTTTGTCATTGAACTCCTCAAATATACTTTGGTATGTATCTAGTAATGGTTTAATTATATTGTCTAAATCAGATGCTCTGTTAGATAACCCAGCATAGACTATAAATAGAACTGGCTTGTCTTGAAAGGGCCACTCAGCCCCCATAAGAATCAATGCCATCTCTTCTTGAAACTGTTTATAATCAGCTGTCTTGAAGGTTGTTCTGTTCTTCCGAACAAACATCCTGTTTGCTGATATTGGTTTCATTTGAAACAGAGTTTCCATCTCTTCTCTCCGCTGTTCTGATAGCGTGACAGTTATGGCATACCACTTCTGTCTTAACTATCTCTTCTAGGATTGCACCTATATCCCTGTCCCATGATATCATACGAGCAACATTATGAAGTTTCTCATATTCAGGTAGGTGATCAAAGGCTAAAGCATCTGGATGTTTGTTGTATCCACAATCAGTACACCCTATATCAGTCTTTAGTATTCCTATAAACTGACGCTTGTTCTTTCGACTTATGCTCTTCAATTTGTTTCTTAATGTCATCTAATTCTTCCCAAGAAGTTATCATTGTTAGTAGACGCTTGGCAACGTCAGGATCTCCAGCTTTGTTTGCTCGCCAAGCAGCTCGCACCCTATTCCACCTGCGTTGCATAGGTACTCCAGATAGAAGCTTCTCTGCTTTCTTAGGGCCAATTCCTTTGATTCCAGGAATGTTATCAGACCTATCACCAGTGAGACATTGAAGCATAAGCTTAAGATTAGCAGTGTCTTCAGAAATCTCTGTGATTTCTTTCTTGACAAAGTTGTAGTGGGTGCCTTTGATTTGGAGGAGATCCTTGTCAATTCCAGCCACTGTATACTCCTGATTAGCAGTTCTGCACTCATTAGCCCAAATACTAACAAGATCATCAGCTTCCATATCGTCAGCCATGACAGCACTGTGCTTATCAACCATGTAATTATGTCCATAGTTCAAAGCCTCCTTTACATCCTTATCTAGTTCTTTTCTAGTGGATTTATAATCAGGATATATTTCTTTCCTGAAATTACCACGACCTTTAACAGCTACAAGAAAGCTATCAGAACCACAGTTCTGTTGTATCTCTCTCATAGTGTTGTCGATACCTACTCTAATATCTTTTTGCTTCTTAGTGACACAAGCCATTCGGAAGTAAATAGAGTCGGCATCCACAAGTATTACTGCATTATCAGTGAACATCTGCGTAACTTTCTCCTATTACATAATTACCACCATCCATACAAGTTACTCCAAAGAGTTCTGGACCAGCGGCAAATGATTCTTTAAGAATTTCCCCAACACGTTTAGCATCATCAGGGTGTGATTGAAATGCCATCTCGTCATGGTAAAACAAACGAGGTTCAGCACGTAGCTTTTCTTCTTTGATCTTATCCCAAGCCCACATTAGTGCAGCCTTACAGGTTACACCTTCTGCTGCTTGGAGTAAATAGTTTAGGGTTTGATGACCAGACCCACAGAATACAGGGCGTCCATCAAGGGCAGG